CGCCGAGGTCAGGTGATGCCTTTAGGCGGTCGATAACGAAGTGCGTCACGAGGTCAAGCGCAGCCAACCACAGCGGCCACCCGAAGATGAGGCACATAATCTGCGTTCCTACGAAGTGAACCATGGAATGAGCCAGCAGTGGCCTCACAAAATCAGGATACGGTTTGAACTTCCCAAGCATCCAAGGAATCTGCAAAGGATAGTCGCAGATTAGATGCTTAACTTGCATAAGGATGAGTGCAGCGAAAATGGTTCCCATCACATCCTCACGTAGATATCGTTTATCTGTTCCTTGAGCTTCGCGACTTCTGTCAGCGCTGCGTCTCGCTCTTTCTTCATATCAAAGTAAAGCTCCCGATAGTCTCCAAGCTCTTTCTTTGTGCGTTCGATAATCTCTTCGCATGTGTGAATTGTGAGAGCATCGTCCGCAATGGTTCTTTTCAAATCCAAGATACGATAGTCGTGTTCTTCGTTCACTTATCCTCTCCTTCCACCTGCATCCACTCTTTGATTTCTATCGGAGTGTCGAGTTCTACCTTCTCGCGATACTCATCGCACACGGACTCTGAGCACACCAGTACACCGAAAATCTCGCACTTATCCTGGCTCAAATATCCGTGGTAGATTCCCATGTAACTGACGCAGTTGAGGCACTTTGGTTGCTTCGCTTTGCGGTAGTTTGGGGGAATTATCACTTCTCTCCTTCCCACCGCTTCACGGCTTCGGTCAGTATCATCGGAAACCAAAGCTGCATTCCTTCTCTTGTGATGACCCTCTTTACCAAATCTCTAGCCTCATCCCTCTGCTGCTCTAGCTTGGCAATATTCACACCACGTGCCAGTGAGGCGTCCCTATACTCATCGCGCTCTGCGGTGAGTTCGGAAATTCTATTAAGAGCCTCTTCGGCCTTAACCCAGTCACCATTCTGCCACTCGGTAGCCTCGATTCTGTTCTGCCTTGTGATTGAGAATTCGTACCGTTTCATTTCCCCTCCAAAGCCTTGCGAGCTATCTCGCCGTCGACGTACAGTCAGCTTCATATTGCTGGGCCATCACTCCACCATCTTCTGAAGTCTCTCCAACTTCTTATTCTTGAAGTGCTCCACCCTGCTCTGCCCGAATATCATAGCGAGTTGTTCGCACATGATAGTCACATCTGCAATTTCCGTGATGACAGAATCAGCGGTCATCTTTTGCTCGTTGAAGTGATGCAGGGCCATTGTAAGCTCCGCGAGTTCTTCAAGTGCTTTCTGGATTTGGCGCTGGTGTCCGAACTTTAGCATGGCTTTTTCGTACAGTTCTTTGCTCATTTCTTCTCCTTATTCGCAACCCACCTCTGGAATTCCTTAGCGCACGTGATGCACAGCCAGAACGGTTGCATGTTCTCAGTGCGCACCGCGTACCGGCTCTCCCAGAACCGCGCTCTGCACGTCACGACCATGCCGAGGTTCGCATAGTTCCGCGTGTTAGGCGTGCATTGCTCAAGCTCGGCCTCGCATCTTTCGCAGATTTGAGTGGTCATTTCTTACACCTCCCACCCGTAGCCGTAGCCGTAGCCGTTGCCGTAGCCGTTGCCGTAGCCGTAGCCGTCGCCGTCGCCGTTGCCGTTGCCATTGCCGTCGCCGTAGCCGTTGCCGTTGCCATTGCCGTCGCCGTAGCCGTAGCCGTAGCCGTCGCCGTCGCCGTAGCCGTTGCCGTAGCCGTTGCCGTAGCCGTTGCCGTAGCCGTTGCCGTCGCCGTAGCCATAATGGCCATTAAATGTATCGAGAAGTGATCTCAGATCCTCGTGTTCCATTTAGATTCCTCGCAATCAATTCGAGCAAGAACGGCAGTTAATGGGACTCTAGTTGTGCCACATGGATCTAAAACGGTTTTATCAGTTGGCCCGTCTTTGAGTTCTCCGATTCCTTTAGTCGTGCCCCAGATACGAATTACATTTGATCGTTCGATAATCAGATCTGAATCATCTTTGCTACAATATCCAACGAACACCCAGCCACGAGGTGCAATCACAATCTGAACTTTGCTTTCGGGAGCGGGTCCGCTCATTTGTTCAAGAGCATCGCGCAATGTGATAGTTCCTGAGACGATTTGAGACAAAATAGAGTCAATATTCATTAGAAAGTTCCTTATTATTTTCTGATAAAATGCAGCATATCAGGATCGAAGGACTGCGCCTTGCCTTCGCACCACTCGAAAGCAGCATCAGCATCGAGTCCATCCTAGTGGTCATTTCTTACACCTCTCACCCGCAGCCGTAGCCGGAGCCGTAGCCGCAGCCGTAGCCGTAGCCGTCGCCGTAGCCGTAGCCGCAGCCGTAGCCGTAGCCGGAGCCGTAGCCGTTGCCGTAGCCGTAGCCGTCGCCGTCGCCGTAGCCGTAGCCGGAGCCGTTGCCGTAGCCGTCGCCGGAGCCGTAGCTGTAGCTAAAATGGCTATTAAATGTATCGAGAAGTGATCTCAGATCCTCGTGTTCCATTTCGATTCCTCGCAATCAATTCTGCCAAGCACTGCGCTTAGAGGGATTCTAGTTGTGCCGCACGGATCTAAAACGGTTTTGTCGGTTGGCCCGTCTTTGAGTTCTCCGATTCCTTTAGTCGTGCCCCAGATACGAATTACATTTGATCGTTCGATAATCAGATCTGAATCATCTTTGCTACAATATCCAACGAACACCCAGCCACGAGGTGCAATCACAATCTGAACTTTACTTTCGGGAGCGGGTCCACTCATTTGTTCAAGAGCATCGCGCAATGTGATAGTTCCTGAGACGATTTGAGACAAAATAGAGTCAATATTCATTAGAAAGTTCCTTATTATTTTCTGATAAAATGCAGCATATCAGGATCGAAGGACTGCGCCTTGCCTTCGCACCACTCGAAAGCAGCATCAGCATCGAGTCCATCCTGGTAGCTCTGCTGCAAGCACGTCTCGACGTAAACAAGGCATTTGTGCTCTGGCTTGGGGCCGCAGATTAGAAGAGTGTCAGCAAGCCAAAGCGTGGCTAGTAGAGTCAGAGTCATTTCATTTTCTCCGCAATTTCACAGAGTTTTTCGATAGGCATGAGCGGACAGCCTCTAGGGCGACGCACAACCCAATTTGGTGAATGTTTGCCGATATTCTCGTTACGCAACCAAAAGCCACCCGGTTTGCACTTCGGCTGCTCTTCGCTTATGTTGTCGAGTCCGGGGCACTCGCCGCAAAAATCCGGCTCATCCAACCAAACTCTCATTATAAAGTCATTCATCGGCAACATCCTCTTCGATTTCTATCCACGATGACTCGTTATATGGCCACTTTATGAAAATTTCCTTGCATACTTCCTTCGCCTGTTCTTCGGAGATGAATGCTTCCATGGTCGATCTCGGACGACCGTTAGCTCCCCTGAAAGCAGCAGGCGCATAGCGCACGACTCGCGTTTTCTTGGGCTCTGTCCAGGGTTCGATGAGGTCGAAGTCGCTATCTGGATATTTTTCCAAGTGGTGCCTGCCGGTCGCGTAGTTGAAGTGAACCCTGGTCGCATCCGCATAGGCATGTGCGCAGATAACCGGCCTGTCTCCAACCGCGTCGGTGCAGAGGACGCGAGTCTTTTGGCCATCTCTGCGCTTCCAATATCCTAAAGTAATCTCAGGTTTCACAGGCTCGTCCTCCCACTTTGCGATGATGTCATCTGAATCGGTATCTCTGCGAAGTCGAAATCCATCTATGGTCCACGTCTCTCCCCGATCCCCGATGAGACCATTTAGCGGATAAATACTATCAGAAGTAAAATATTTAACTTCGGCCTTCTGTCCGTTGCGCGTCTTGTAGAACCCAGGCTCAGTGATAATCATGCGTTCCTCATTCCAAAGAAAGATTGCAGTGTCTCGCGGGCCTGATTGCCCACGAGTCTCTTCTCTTTGCCATCGATGCCGATTCTAAGCAGTGTCGGTGTGGCATGCACCCGGTTTGCTTTGGCCAGATCCGGGTGTGTCTCAATCTCGATACACTCGACGGGAACTTCGGAGAAGTCACATTTGATAGTGCAATAGAGACTCACGCTAGGCCCACACCACTCGGCGTAAAAGAGAAAGAATTTCACGGCTCTTCGTCCTCCACTTCTTCGACTGTGATGCGGTACTTCTTTTGGCAGGTCTCAGTGCTCTCGCGAGACCACTGCGCGAATCTGCCAAAGAGAGTCTCTTGAAGTGTCCATCCGTTCGGCACAGGCCTAGGATGGCTTGAGAAGTGGATTTCAACTGTGTAAGGAAGTCTCTTCATATCAGCGGTACTTTCTGAGAAGTGAATCGACATTGCACAGCACCACGTTATGAATCCTGACCTTCGCGATCCCCTGCAAGATGATGCCCATGGCAGATTCTCTGATGCCTGTGTCCTTCGCCATCTGGCCGGGAATGAAGGTCGAGACCCCCTTAGCCTGCAGTTCTTTGCAATAAGTAAGGGCGAGGTCAAGGGATTCTTTGAAGGTTAACCTTGGGGCTTGCATGTTTCCCCCTGCTTTTTGCTTCCATACCTCACCCAGTCATTCGTGAGAAACGCTCTCAAGTGCTGCTTGCATGCGAGGTTGCTGCAACGAACTCCCGAAACGCTCATAAGCTCAACAGGCTCAGGCAATGAGCCACACACTTTGCACACATCAGGAGAAAGCTCGCCAGGACGTGCATACAGGGCCAAGAAGCTCTCGACGGAATAGAACAGTGTCGTGGCCTTCATCTCACGAGTCACGACAAGCAGGAGCTTTGCAAGGGCATCACGCGAGAGTCCCGTTGTTCCCGAAAGCTGTGAGGACGTGAACGTGAGTGTGCCCCTCGCCTTGAGGTCTTTGCAGAACTGGACACCATTCTGCCGTGCCGTCTCCACGCTGGGTCCTGGCAGTGTCTTCGCCTTCTTTACGGGTGGCTTGCGAAAGTCGCACTTCCCGCTTTGAATCGAGTTCTCGATGTAATCGATGATCTCCGAAACTTTGTAATAGTACGCCTGCCCGATCCTCATCTTCGATGCCCCGGACTGAATCAGCAGTTGCCTGCAGAAGCGTTCATCTTTGCCGCTGCGCTTTGTGAGCTCCAGGGCGCCGATATCGTGAGAGCTGAAGCCCCGAAGCACTTCAAGAAAATCGCATAGGGTGTCATGGCGCATTGGCAATCTCCGTGAGGCTTTTGAGGTAGCTATCGCACACGCCGAAGATAAGTCCCTTATCCAACGGTTTACCGTTCAGACGATCAAGCAATGCACCAGCGTGTTGCCGCTTCCAATCTGCAGAGCATGCAGCTTCTAAAGCCCACTCAGAGAGCAGTTTCATATGGTCGGGATTCTGGCGGTTGAAGTGAGCATCGAGGTTCGGCACATCAATAGCGTCAGAAGCGGGCTGTGGTGCAGGGATTCCGGTCATTGCCTGCACAGATGCAGCGTGTGACTTCGGTGCTGCTGCAGGCTTTTGAACGGGTGTTGCGGGTGCTTCTTCGGCTTGGTCCATCTCTTCGGACGTGTAGAGGCCAGAAAGTTCCTGGGGAAAACTTTTTCTTAGGGCTAGCGACTCGGCAACTTTCGAGATCATTAAGTCCGGCATCTGTGCCCAGAACTTGGTTAACCTACCATCTTTTGCCTTCTGAGCATAGGCATCGAACCGCGCCACCGCCCAAAGAGGCTCATCGAAGTCCGAACGCTTGATGCCTACCTTCGCTGCAGCAGGTGGCTTGGAATCCAACCAGACCTCTTTCCAAGCACCATCAGGGCCGCACCAGAATGGTCCAAGCTGCCCACGGTATTTGCCCGTTCTCTCAGCAACCAGACGAAAACCATCAATGCTAACTTGCATCGCCATCTCTTCGCGTCCCTCTTTGCTGTTCCACCTTTTAATAGCGTAGATCTGCCGTGCCAGCGGGTCTAATCCGGTTCGGTTGCACTGATGGATGAAGAGTTGCAACTCTTCGTTAGTGGCACCCTTTGCGATTGTCTGCTTCAGAATGTCTATAGCCTTCGAGTCCATTTCGCGTACTTGTATAGCATTCGTCACGATAGCTCCTTCTTGATGCAGAAATATTGGTACGGGTTGCTTGACACTTATCTAACACAACTATAAATTGTGTGCAAGAATCACCCAGGAGAAAGTTATGGCAAAGAAACCGACGCCAATACCGGCGTATCTAAATACCAGAGACGTTATGGCGTTGTTTGGTGTTTCCCGATGGACTATTTATCTCTGGATTCAGAAAGGGATTCTGAAACCATTCAATCCTACGGGCATAGTAAACGCAAAGAAACTGTTCTGTATCACGGAGAATCCCATCATCATGGAAGCGATGGAGAAAATGCCATGCAGGGAGATGCCCGAAGCCTGAGAGAAAGAAGCTCTGGATTGGTGCGATCTCTTATAGATTGGTCCATCGATAACAGCGTCAGAGAATACGAAGAACTTGGAATAGCTACCGCATTGGCAATCATATCGACCTGCGCACAAGGCACCTATCTCACCCCTCAAGGGCGTGCTTTGAGTCTTACACAGCTCTGTCTGATGCCTGCTGCCGCTGGCAAAGACCATTACCTTCGCTGCGTGCAAGATACACTGCGACAGGTCGATTCGCGTCTCATCCTCACCAACCCAGGATCCACGCTGGGTCTGCGTGGTGAGTTATACTGCTGGAACTCTCGGATATGGATTGCCGATGAGGTACAAGATTTACTGTACAAGTTAACCAACACAGACAACACATATGTCAGTGGATTGCTCGACGATATTAAGACGATATCGAACGGCCTCGACGTGCTGCCCGGTCAGGCATTGAAACGTGAAACCGTCCCGGAAGTGTTGAACCCCAAGCTGACGTTCATCGGTTTTGGCACGCCTGGGCGTTTCAAAGAAGTGATCACCGGCAGCAATTCCGGCGGTGGCTTTTTGAGCCGTCTTCTTCTTTGGAGTAGCGGCATTCCATCCGACAGACAGTTCAGACGTCGCAATCCACTAGACCCCGAACCGATCGGGAAACTTAGATCGATTTTCTATGCTGGTTACACCGAGACTGGTGCAACGGGTGGCATCCCTGCATTTCGAGATGCTCTGAAAGCTTTCCAGGAAGGTAAGGCCACGGTTCACATCGCCCAGACCGATGCAAAGATTCGACTGTCCATGAGCGAGGAAGCCTCTCACGACTACCATCTGCATGACCGCACGTGGGAAATCGCTTTTCAGCAAGACCCTGATTCAGCCGAGGGATCGATCCGAGACCGAATCCCACAGAATGCCATGCGGATTGCCTCACTCCATGCCCTCGGCTGTGGCCGAACTGAGATCAGTGTTGATGACATGGCTTGGGGTTGTGACATCGCTTCCCTGCAGGGTGAGACCCTCGCCAAGATTGCCAAAGACTGGATCACAGACTCCGCTCAAGAGCGTGAGCGCATGCGCGTCATAGAGGCTCTCAAACGCGCCGGCGGGAAGCGGAGCAGGCAAGAGCTGGCTCGTGGTCTTAGACTCGGCAGGAGAGCCATGGACGAGATTCTTGCAGACCTGTCGGTTCGAGGCCAAGTCGTAGTGAAGGGCCCAAGCGGTACTCCTGCTGAGCCAAAGAACGGTAGCTACCCGAATCACTCAACCGTCCATCTGGACCTCTCGGTGGACATTTGACTCTCAAGCCAGCTCAAAGTACTCTGTGAGAGATAACCCGTGGCAAGTCCACGGGTTTCTGTTTTTGCCCCGGAAAATGTTCACACGGGTTCACATGAGATCACATGCCATTGTGATCGCCAAGCCGGGAGAATGAAACGAGAAAGAACCAAAGATCACAAAGATCACACTCTCCCTGGTGGGGGGAGAGAAAAAAGGCGATCCTCCTATAGGACTATGTGATCTTTGTGATCTTATATATATTATATATATATATTACATACTTACGAATCACATACCGATGTGATCTCATGTGAACCCGTGTGAACATTTTCCAAATCCCGTTTTTTCCACTTTTCAGCCCTCCCAGATCCTGCTACCAGTCCGTTGCTCTAAATCATAGCAACCGGAGGTATGGAGTGAAAAGAGAATTCAAAATAACGGCCGATGGAGAGATCCTGCGAGGTGTCGATGGGGCTTACCGTCATTGGGGCACCATCGCAGATACAGAATTCGACCTGCTGCCCCATACCAGCGCGGATCTGTTTGCTGCTGCGCAGGTTGACCTCGATGCCGCCGTTGGGCCATGGGGCTACGTTATCGTTGAGGCAAAGCGTCCAAGGTGGGAGAAGGATCAAAGGGTAAGCGCCCTCAAACGCATCGTCCTGCGCACACCGACTCGCGATCGCACCATCTCCGATACCGCTCGGCGCGTCATAGATTCCCTCAGGAGGGCGGGGGGATATAGGGATAGGGCATCCATGGCTAGGTCATTGCGAATCAGCACTGCGGACTTGGATGGTGTTCTGGAAGAACTCTTTACGCGAGACAAGATCATCGTCAAAGCGCCAAGCGGCAACCCACTGTGGGCCGAGAATGGCAGATATCCAAAGCTGGCCATCGTTCACTTGGCACCGCCAACAAAGGAGGACTGACCATGCCATGCCTGAAATCGACTGACGGGACTTTCATCTGCTCTAATTTCTGGTTTCCCATCGAGGTTCTGCAGACCATGGCAGATAAGAGGGAAGGCAAGCCCCTATTCTGGGAGGATGTTGACTGCAGCTATGTCCTAAGCCGGGGTTGGGATAGGGAGCCCAAGGGTGCTGATGCCAAGGTGCGCTACGAGATCACCAGGACTATGAGCTGAGAACGCCATAGCTTCCCAAGGCGGGGTGCTTGCACCTTCCGGGATACATCGGTATACTGCAGGTCTTCGCTTCACAGAGACGGCTCCTGACCAGGGCCGTTTTTTTATCCCACGACGAGAATCCCTTCCACGGTCTCCTGACCCAAGTACCACCCGTGAACCCAGTCCATCAGTGCCGAAGCCGACACGCAGATGCACACCCGGGCCCCGGCAATCTGCATCGCCGAGAGTGTTGCAACCTGCGAGGCACTGACCTTGCCCCCAGGTGCTTTCACTTCAATGCCCAACAGCCTCCCAGACTGACACGCAATCCAGTCCGGCATGCCAACCATCTCACTCTTGGCCATGACTGCCACAGACCCGCTGTGGAGCAGCTTTCCACCGCCTTCGATGCGTCGATACCAGCAACCGCTTCTCGCGAGCACTGAGCGCACCTCTCGCATGATTTGAGCTTCCAAAAGGCCGGGGACTTTCTTGCGCCATGGATGAGGGAGCGGGGAGGCTTTGCCGTCGATGGCGGTCTTGGAAACTCGAGCAGATGAAGTGAGCCACTCGCCCTGAGTCTGGGCAGATGCAATCAGCTTATCACGCAGCGACATGTCTATGTCCTTGTTATGTCTAGATAATATCATAGAGTGGTATCAAGAAGTATAGTGTGATACTATACTAGGTATGGCGTACACACCAGAACAGATACAAGCATTCAAGCAACAGATACTGCAGGAACTCGGCACGGGTATCTCCATGCACAAAGCCGTCGTGGCGGTCGGAATCACAGAACGAACCGTTTACATGTGGCGTCGGTCCGATGGCCTATTCGACGAGGCAGTCAAGGTCGCACACATGAAACGTCCCGACCGTGCCCCGTGTCGTGGACCCGTCGCCCGAGGCGTCAAAGCGGTTGAGCAAAGCGACGTCGAGGGAGTCATCGAAGAGATCTGCAGGGCTATCCGGGCAGGTCTCCCAATCGACTACGCCTGCTTGCTGGCAAACGTGCAGCGCAGTGCCCTTCGCAAGTGGATGCAGGACGATGAGAACCTTGCGGCCCAGGTAAACAAGGCCCAGGCACAAAACCTGCTGTGGTGGATCTCTCGCATCCGACAAGGTGCCGAGAGAGATTGGCGTGCTGCCCTTGCATATCTTGAACGGATATTCCCGGCACTCTTTGCTGAAGTTAAGCAGGTCGAGATATCGCAGAAGGAAACACACACCGAGTCACCCATCATTGACGTGACTCCCGAAGCCACAATTGAGAGACTTACGAGGATGACAGATGAAGAACTCCAAAGCATTATCGGGCGTGGGACGGTATGAGTTGGTGCCTATCGAGGCACTGATTCCGTATGCCCGCAACGCACGCACTCACAGTCCTGAGCAGGTGTCTCAGATCGCCGCGTCCATTCGGGAGTTCGGATTCATAAGCCCCGTCATTGCCGACGCAGACAATGGCATCATTGCGGGCCATGGACGTGTGCTTGCAGCGCAGAAGCTAAAGCTAGCCAACGTGCCATGCATTCGCGTTGAGCACCTCACAGAGACTCAGAAGCGGGCATATATTTTGGCGGATAACCGCATAGGATTGAACGCAGGTTGGGACGATGACCTTCTCCGAATCGAGATTGCAGAGCTGAAGGATGAGAACTTTGATGCCCTGCTTACTGGTTTCTCAGAGCAGGAGTGCGAGGCCATCCTTGCCGGTATCGAGTTTACACCGAATCTCCCTGATGAGGATGAGGACTCTGAGAAGGAACGCAAGTTCATCTTGACTGTGACTCTGCAAAACGAAGAGCAGCAAGAGAGCCTTTTCCGGGAGCTGAACGGCAAGGGATTCAAGGTGAAGTCGTCATGAGCGAATATGGGATTCCCTATATGGGCAGCAAGTCTAACATCGCTGCCAGCCTCGCCATGAACTTTCCCAAGGCTGAACACTTCTATGATCTGTTCGGCGGTGGTGGTGCAATGGCGCACTACATGGCATTGAACAAGGCTAAGAAGTATTCTCATTTTCACTACAATGAACTGAAGGCACACATAGCTGAAACGCTCAAGCGTGCCATAGCGGGCGAGTTCTCCTATGACGTGTTCAAGCCACCGTGGGTTTCTCGCGAAGAGTTCCATGCCAAGAAGTACACCGATGGTTATGTGTGCTCATGTTGGAGCTTTGGGAACAACGGAGATGACTATCTCTTCTCAGAGGAGATTGAGCCATGCAAGCGCAGCATGCACATGGCTGTTGTGTTCGATGAGTTCGACGCACTGGCATCCGAAGTGCTCAGGTTCAGCAAGTGGCCCGCTATTGCCAAGACAATCAAGCAACGTCGATACTATGTGCGACAATTGATTGAGCACTACCGCAAGACGAAACTCCCGAAGGTATTGCATCAATACCTCTCTGATAAGCAGAGACAGAGCCTTGCGGCGCATCGACCGTTTCAAGAGTTGGAGCGGTTGCAGCAGTTGCAGCAGTTGGAGCAGTTGGAGCGGTTGCAGCAGTTGCAGCGGTTGCAGCAGTTGGAGCGGTTGCAGCAGTTGCAGCGGTTGCAGCAGTTGGAGCAGTTGCAGCGGTTGCAGCAGTTGCAGCAGTTGCACATCACCTCTGGCGACTATCGAGATGTGATCATTGAGCCTAATTCTGTGGTCTATTGTGATATCCCGTACAAAGGAACTGCAGAATACGGCAACTCATTCTCACATAAAGATTTCTTCGATTGGGCGTCCTCAAGAGAGTTTCCCGTGTTCATATCCGAATATGACGTTGCAGATCCTCGTTTCAAGCTAGTGTACACCGTGGATAAGCGATGCCTGCTCACGCAGTCGGGTGAGTCAAACAAAGTCAAGCAAGAGAAGCTGTATTGGAATGGAAAATGACCATCCAAGACCTCGCTGCCCGCATCCTCAAACTGCGTGATCCGAAGTATCGCATCACGGCACAGCTCTTCGATGCACAGCGGGCGTTTCTCGATGACACATCAGAGTGGAAGGCAGCATGCTGCACCCGACGCGCAGGGAAGTCCCACGTTGCAACTGCAGGATGCCTAGAGGCCGCTTTCTCGCATGACAACTGCGATGTGCTTTACCTGGGCTTGACCCGGCAGAGTTCTGAAAAGATTATGTGGCCGAAGTTTCATGAGATGAAAGCACTTCTCGGCAACAAAATTGAGCTCAAGAACTCCAAGCTTTGCGTCGAGACTGCGAACAATTCTCGCATCTGGCTCATCGGTGCCGACTCACCGGGCCTCATCGATAGGCTTCTCGGCAATAAGTGGAAAAGAGTCATCATCGATGAGGCACAGTCCTTCGGCTCACACGTTGAATACCTTATCGACGATGTACTCTCGCCTGCACTACTCGACTTGAGCGGCGACCTGTGGCTCTTAGGCACGCCTGGGCCGATCCCGAACGGCTATTTCTACAACGCGATTGCCAGCCCCCATAGTTCTTTCTCACGGCATAAGTGGAGTCTCTTCGATAACCCGCACCTCCCACACGCCCGTGATTGGCTTGAGAAGCTGAAAAAACGCAAGGGTTGGACAGAAGACAATCCCACCTACCGCAGGCAATACCTCGGCGAGTGGTGTCTTGACCTCGATGCCCTGGTTTACAGATGGAATCCTCTAAAGAACAAAGCCACCGAACTCCCCGCTGGTCACGACTGGAACTACGTCCTCGGTCTCGACTATGGATGGCACGATCAGACTGCGTTTGCCCTCGTGGCCTATTCTGCCACCTGCCCGAACGCCTACATCATGCGCTGTTGGGGCATTTCAGGGCTCATCCCTTCTCGCATTGCAGAGATCGTGCAGGGCGTGCATGCACAGTATGACCTTGAGGCTATCGTGTGCGACACGGGTGGCCTCGGCAAAAGCATCACAGAAGAGTTTCGCCAGCGCTACGGTCTCCCGGTTCGCGCTGCAGAGAAGACCGACAAGATGTCCTTCATTGCCACACTGAACGGTGACTTCATCGATGGCCGAGTGTTCACGCTCCCAGGATGCGAGGAACTTGAACACCAGTTTCAGACTCTGACCTATGATGATAGGCGCAAGGAAGATCCATCACTTCCAAATGATAAAACGGACAGTTGTTTATATTCCATGCGTTATGTTAGACACTATTTATCTGTTGAACGTCCCGAGCCCCTTGCTATCGGCTCCGCTGCATGGATTGCCCGTGAAGAACGCGATATGATCAAGCAAGTCGAACAGGCAACAAGAGCACAACAGGAAACCCAAACAGACCCATGGGGTGAGTTATTTCGATGAACATCGATTTCAGGAAAGCTACATCTGAGCACATCAACTTCATCCATAATTCATGGCTGCATTCTGCACACCTGACGGGGCTTGCTGCATCTGACCTCGTTCGCATCATCCCGAAGCTGCTCCCCTGCATCACCATGGCATCGGTCGATATGGACGGCGAGGAATCGCTTGTCGGGTGGTTCTGTGGTCTCACTGAGCCGGCACCCTGCATCGTGTATGCATATGTGAAGGAACCCTTTCGCCGCCTTGGCGTGTTCTCATCGCTCCTGCGTGAGTCTTTCGGTGAGAATCCCGGACTGATTCAATACTGCTGCGAGGGTGGGAAACTGACAGGCCTTCTCGCATGCAAGCACCGGGCGATCTATAATCCATTCTTTCTAATCGGGAGAACGTGATGCGCGTAAAGCACCTGCAGGCATATCAGGCTGCAAAGGTAGGGCAGAACTATGTGTCTAGCTTCACACCTGACAAATACAACATCGCATGGGACGGGCCGCTAAACTGTTGGCGCGTCGAATGCAAAGAAACCAAGCGTGTCGTGATGATTTCGATGTATAATGTGCCTTGGTTTGAAATCGAAAACGAAGGAGTTGCTGATGACACCGCAGGAAATAGTACAGTTGACCGAGCAAATGAAGGCGTTGGGAGTGGAGTGCTTCGAGGCAAGGGACGTAAAGGTTAGGTTTGTCCAGACCATCGCTTACCCGGAGTTTGCCAAGCCCACAGAGCTTCGCAAAGAAGACGAGATCAAGCTGCAAAGCGAGATTAACGAACGACTTATGTTTGGCTCTTCAATGTGAGGTGAGTCATGGGAATGATGACAGTAAACGAGCTGGCACCTCAAAACGTGTGGTGGGATCTGCCAGACAACAGCACTGAAGCAGCTCTTGCAGTGCATGGCCTCATGCGGCAGTGGGATCAGACCAACGCAGGCATTCAGGCGGCGAACCTTCGCAACCTTCGCCTCTATTCCAACCGGGAAACACAAGCGCTTTCCATCGCTCAATACATCCTGGCAGGCAATCAGGACTCTGCCTTTGGCGGCATGCCCTCATCTGGCGTCTTTGCATCGAGGCCCAATCGAATCACCTTGAACGTGGTTAAAAGCTGCGTTGATACTGTTGTGAACAAGCTATCGAAGAACAAAATCATCCCGAAGTTTCTCACCACGGGTGGCGCACTCTCACAGCGCACCAAGGCCGAACAGGCGAACCAGTTCATCTTCGGACTGCTGAACCAGATGGATGCTCACCAGGTATTCCGCCTCGCCCTTCGGGATGCAGCCATCTTTGGCACGGGCTTCGTCAAGGCCTGCATGCGCGGCAAGAAAGCCGTTCTTGAGCGCGTATTCCCTGACGAAATTATGGTTGACCCTTCTGATGCGTACTATGGTGATCCTCTCACCATCTATCAGCGGAAGTTCATCAACAAGCGCGTGCTGCAGGCTCTCTATCCCGACCGCAAAGCTGCCATTGAGGAACTGACCACCATCGATATCAGCACGGGGAACAACGTCCAAGACACCGTGCTTGTCATCGAGGCGTGGCGTATGAGCCGCTGCGGCATCAAGGGCAGGCACATCATTGCTGCCGATGGTGTGAACCTCTTTGATGAGCCTTGGAAGCGTCCCGACTGCCCGATTCGCATGTTGCACTATTGCCGTCCTGTGCTGTCCTTTTGGGGCACCGGCATCGCCGAAGAACTCATTGGGATTCAGGTCGAGATCAACAGGCTTCTGATGCACATCCAGGAGTGCATGCGCCTGCTGCAGCAACCCCGCATCTTTGTAGAGAACGGCAGTAAGGCCAACCCTGCACACTGGGTTAACGATATTGGCACGTTCATTCCCTATTCGGGGAACAAACCTCCCGTCATCTACACGGCTCAGACCGTGCATCCCGAGATCTTCCAGCAGTTGGAAAACCTATATCGAAAGGCATTCGAGATCATCGGTGTCTCGCAGCTTGCAGCGCAGTCTAAGAAGCCTGCTGGTCTCGACTCCGGTCGTGCTCTCCGCGAGTTCTCAGATATTGAGTCCGAACGCATGATGCTCTTGGGGCAGGACTTCGAAGATTTCGTTGTGGACTGCAGCAACGCACTGTTGAGCATCATCCCTGGCAGCTACACCGTCGTTGCTTTCGATAAGAACACAGGTCTCAAGTCGCTCACCTGGTCTGATATTGAGATGAGGCGCGATGACTACATGCTGAAGACGTTCCCCGTGTCAGCACTGCCGCAGCACCCCGCAGCACGCCTCGAATACGTGACTGAGATGGCGAAGGCTGGCGACCTTGACCCTGAGGATCGGTTGGAGCTTCTGAACCTCCCTGACCTCGAAAGCAAGATGTCGAAGAAGCTCGCACCTACCAGACTTATCGAAAGAGCCATCGAGTCTGCACTAGACAAGGGCGAGTATGTGATCCCTGAGCCCTACATGGGACTCGACAAGGCTATCATTATGGCGCAGCAGTACTTCTCGTGGGCAATTCTTGAAAACTACCCTGACGACCGCGTTGATATGGTTCGACGCTTCATCGATGAGTGCGCTCAAATGAAGGATCAGGCACAGCCAATGCCCTCGCCCGTGTCGCCTGCTGCTCAACTTCAGCAGATGCAGCTCGCAGCGCCAGTAGAGCAACAGCTCTCGCCTGAGCAGGTATTGGCACCAGGAATCTAAACGTGTACCATTGCATTGGAGGCTAAATGAGTTTCGACGAGATCACACAACCAGCGTCAACGGGAACAGAGGACGGCAGTTCGCCTGAGTCCACGACTGATGCAACTAGATCACCGGTTGTTGAGAAAGAAAAAGACCCATACGCTGACAATTTTGCCAGACTTATCCGCCGCGAGAAACAACTTCGCGAGCGTGAATCGAAGCACTCAGACTATGAGAAGCAACTTTCAGAGTATCGTGAGCTTCAAGATCTGGCGAAAAAAGACCCCTTCAAGTACCTGGAAAGGTCTGGCCTGACCTTTGATGAGCTTTCTCGAAAGCTGATTGAAGACCCCATCACACCGGAAAAGAAAGAGCTGCAGGAGCTCAAGGAAAAGATGACCCGGTGGGAACAGGAACGCGAAGAGGATTCGAAGTCTCGTAAGGAGAAAGAAACTCAGTCCGCTTACGAAACAGCAAAGCAAGAGTTGCAGAGTTTACTCGATAAAGAGCCTGAGAAATATGAGCTAGTGCGTATGCAAAACGCTCACGAACTCGTTTTCCAGGTCATTTACGAGTATCAAAAGCAGAACGGTAAATGGCTCAATTTCGATGAAGCTGCTGGCAAAGTCGAAGCGCACCTTGAGAAAGATGTCGAACGCCTGCTTGAGAGCAAAAAGCTCCGCTCCAAACTTGCACCTAAGATAGATGAATCGCCCGAAGATAGCATGGGCACGCAATCCAGTCCGGCAACGCATGGTGCGTCGCCCACGTTGAGCAACTTCAACGCCAATCAGACCACGCCACGGGCGGACGGTCGGGTGAGCGATGAAGAACTCATGAAGCGTGCAATGCGAGTCATGCAGAGCGGGTAGCATTCCCCTTCGCCCACTTCGCAGCAAGCACGCTCCATGAGCTATCTTATGGAGCACATAAAATGTCACTTGATATGACGAAGTTTCAGGGCGCTACCAAGCAGATGTACCCCGCTTGGAAGATCTTCGAGTTGACCTATGCCAACAACCCTCTTTATGCCTTGATGAACAAGGACACTGAGTTTTACGGTGAGGCCAAGAAATATCCCCTGATTTATGCCAACCCCCAAAACCGTTCCAACACCTTTGCCAATGCCCTTGCTGGCACTTCTGATGCGAAAGTCGCCGGGTTTCTCTTGACCCGTACGTCGGACTATTCGCTCGCTTCTCTGAGCAATGAGGTGATGGAAGCATCGAGCCGTGACGAAGGCGCATTCCTTTCTGGTGCCAAGGTTCAGTTGGATGGCGCACTCCGCCAGCTTGCTCGCTCGCATGCAATCAAGATGTATCGCGGCGGCACTGGTGCCATCGGTACCATCAAGGCTGCTACCACTCCTGCCACGACTATCGAGTTGCAGAATCCCCAAGACGTGACCAACTTCGAAGTGGGCCAGACTCTCATCGCTTCTTCGACTAATGGCGGCGGCACTGCCCGTTCTGGAACTCCCGTCATTACCGGCATCGACCGCACCACTGGAATCCTCACTGTGTCTCCCACGGTGAACGGTGACTTCGCCGCTGGCGACTACATCTACAACCAGGGCGATAAGAACGCAGCCCTTTCTGGTCTCGATGCTTGGCTTCCCTATGACGACCGTGCCACCCGTCTCGCTGCCAGCTTCTTCGGTGTGACTCGTAACACTGACGGATCGCGTCTCGGCGGCGTTACCTATGACGCCTCTGCTCAGAGCATCGAAGAAGGCCTCATCGATGGCTTGGAGCTCCTGGCCCGTGAAGGCGGAAGCCCCGACTATCTGTTCTTGAACCACAAGAACTTTGCAGACCTCGTGAAGGCTCTGGGTTCCAAGGTCCAGCGCGTCCAGGTCTCTGCCGAGATTAAAGAAGGCGGCAAGATGATTGGTGCCATTGGATTCAATGGCATCGAAATCTATTATTCCGGTGGCGCTGTGAAGGTCATGGCCGACCGCAACTGCCCTGTGAATCGCGCTTTCGGCTTGCAGATGGATACCTGGAAGCTCAGTTCTCTTGGCGATCCCGTTCGTCTCTTCGAAGGCGACGGCCTGAAGTGGCTCCGCTCGCCCAACAGCGACGGCGTAGATATCCGCACCTTCGGATACCTCAACCTCGCTTGCCAAGCACCTGGATTTAACATCCAGATCAAGCTGGCCTAAGCAGATATCTAGTTCGAATATCGAACAGCCCGCCTTCGGGCGGGTTTCTTTTTAGGAGATTTTTTTCATGGCAAGTCGTAACTTTCAGAACACCCAGTTCACGATGACCACGGGTGTGGTTTCTCTTTTTGGTTCGTTTGATATCGGTGCCGCTGGTGTTGTCGCCAACCCCGTAGGCAATGGCCTTGCAATCGCGAAGACGGCAACCGGCCGTTACACCATCACCCTTGAAGACCGTTACAATCGGTTTCTTGGTTGCAACGCAAGCATCGTGTGCGATATCGACGGCACTGCAAAAACCGCAGTTACTGGTACCAGTGCAGTTCAGACCGCAACTTTCGCAGCCAAGGCCGCAACCACGGCTGGCGATCACATCGTCATCACTGACACGTCGGGCAACAAGTGGGGCATCGCCCTTGACGTGGCAGGAACCGATCCTGAGCCTACTGGTGCCGTCTGGGCATCGATTGCGGCCGGTCGCAAGGCCAACGTCGATATCTCTGGTGCCACCTCCGGAGCACAGGTTGCAGCCCTCATCGAAAGCGCCTTTGATGCCCTGACAGGTGTTACGGCACTCATCACGACTGGAACCACTTCTGCCGCGATTGCCTTCACACACGTTTATCGTGCCCCCGTTGCTGCGATGGTATCCTACAAGTCTGATGAGTCCGCTGTTGGTTCCACGACCGTGGCCGAGACCACTGTTGGGATTCAGACCTCTGTGAACCTCACCGACAATACCGTTGTGTTCACGGCTCATGGATTTCAGACCGGCAAGTCTGTTGCCCTCACCGTCTCTGCCAGCTCCCTCCCTGCAGGGCTCTCGGCAACGACCTATTTCCTGATTGTGGTTGATGCCAACACGGTCAAATTTGCCACCACACTAGCCAACGCCGAAGCTGGTACTGCAGTCGATATCACCGATTATGGAACGGCTACCGTGACCATGACCGTGACGCCCTCCATTTCGGGAAGCGGCATCTTCAAGATCGAAATGAGCACCAGCGACGTGCAGACCGTCATCCAAGGCGAGGCCCCTGCGTTTGAGCTGGCATTCTACAATGCTTCTGGCGTGCTCACCCAGCCCGCAAACGGCAGCAAGGTGTTCTTCGAAATGAAGCTCCGCAACAGCTCCATCAAGATGAAGGGAGAATAAGCATGCCAATCATCGGTCCTGATAAGGGAAAGCCGAAGGGTATTGCTGCTCTCATCGTGGAAGGCATGGGCAAACCCAGTGCCATGAACGAGGGTGCAGGCGATTACATGGAAGCAGGCCGCGTTGCCATGCTTGATCTGATGAACGCAATGGAAGCCAAACAGCCCGGAAGGGCATACATGGCTTACAAGAAGCTCCATGAGATCTGCGATGCGCAGCTTGAGTCTGAAGAAGGCGAAGACAGCGAAGAATACGGGGAGTAATTCATGGCAGACGTGGTAAACGTGAGTGATTTGATAGTCTCTGCCCGCAGGCGTGCAAACATGGAGAACACTCAGTTTGTCACCGATGCCGAGGCTATCTCGTATCTGGATGCGGCCTATCGCAAATTCTACAACCTGGTCGTCACAGAGTTTGAGAACTGGTTTGTTTCTGACACAACTTTCCCAACAGTTGACGGGCAGAAAGAATACGATCTGCCCTCTGACTTTTATAAGCTTCTGGGCGTTGACCTTGAGGATGCCGGTGGGCGTTCGTTCACACTGCGCCCGTTTGAGCTCAACGAAAGAAACAGAATTGTCCATACATGGATTGGGAAACCAGTTCGGTATATTCTCAAGGGAAACAAGATTGTGTTGGTGCCGACTCCAGTTGGCGCGGCTCAGACTATTCGCCTTTTGTATGTGCCATCCCCTGTTTCCATCACCTCATCCGCTCAGACTATCGAGGTCTACAATGGCTTCGACGAATATATTGTCCTCGATGCTGCCATTCGTATGCTCATGAAAGAGGAGTCGGACACGGCGCTTCTGGAACGTGAGAGGGCATACATGGAACAGCAGATCATAGACCTCATGAGAGGCCGGGATGCCGGGTTCCCGAAACGTGTCACAGACCTTGCCACGCTCAATGATCGTGCCTTCTTTCGCTGGTGGGGCATCTGATGGGTGAGCTTCAAAAGATAGTGACCTCGAATCAGGAATTGAATCGGATTCAGGATCAGATCAAATCCTCTTACGATCCGTTGCTGCGGAATTTCTTAAACGGGGCACAACTGCTTTCGGTCGATATGCCGGGAGCGAGTGCCCCGAAAGAAGTCTCACATTCCCTTGGGCGATTGCCCAGGGGATTTCTGGTCGCAGATAGGACCGCCAATATTTCGGTTTGGCGGTCATCCTGGTCAGCAAATAGCATCACTCTTGTATCGAGTTCCGCTCTTGCGGGTGTTAAAATCCTGGTATTCTGAGGAGGAGTGTTTTGGAATTCACGCATATCCCGATTCAATTCCAGGGTCTCGATACTAAAACAGACGACAAAAACGCACTGGACGGCAGATTCATCGTCGCCGAAAACTGCGTCATGCAAAAGAGCGGGCGCATCGAAAGTCGTTATGGTTACACCAAGCCCTATAGCACAGCGTTTACGGGAGCCGTGGGGGCTGCGCTGGCTGGCAGCACACCTATGTGCATAATGGACGGAGCAAGCAGTACAGCCATCGGCCTTCTCAATCCCGGCACCGTGCAAGCGGGATACCCGGCGTTTCTGGGATTCGATGACACATCACTCATTGGCACAGCCACTTTGACCTCGTTTGCATTCTCAGCAAGTGGGGATCGATGCCTCATGGCTTGGATGGTATCGACCGTCCTAAATCTGCAGCTCATCGACCTCGTAAACAAGCGAGTCATCAAGACCACATCTCAAAGCGGTGTCACTGCGACTAGCTTTAAGATCTCGGGCAATGGCAACACATTCGCCTGCCTCTATTACCGTGGCGGGTGGAAATGTTCGTTCTCGACTTCAGATTCCGGCGGCTTCGCTGAAGATAACGTCACGGGAATCTCGGCCGCAGCGGCAGGGAGCACGACCCACGATATTTGCGTGGACAGTGGCGAGCGCATTGGTGTCATGGCTGCAGTGCCAGCAGATAAGGTCTATTTCACGTATCGCATTGGCGGTGTTTGGAGTTCTCCGACCAACTCAACGGCCTACGCTGCAGCATTCCAGTGCGTGGCACTCACTCAGGACACAACTGGGTGGCGCATGGCTACTGCCAACGCGGCCGATGTGAGAAACGGTGCCATAAGCACTGTGGGCGTTTTTGGAGCGGTCTCTACTCTCACGGCACCCGTTGCCTATACCGCGTATCAAATCGCTCTTGGCAAAACAGCGAATGAGGTTGCAGTTTCATATGCGCAAGTGAGTGGCCCAAGTATCATTGCCGAACTCACCGTGATCAATTCTGCAGCAGGTTGGACGACGCAATACGGCAGTCGCATAGCTGCGAGGGCATATTCCGGAGCAGATACCACATATTTCACGCTGGTAAACACGCAGGAAAAGAATGCATCGCTATCGGCGGTGCAAGCCAATATTGCGGGTTACTCAACTTATTATGTTCTTAGGGCGAACGGAACTTATTCGTTTTCATATCTTCACGGCACTGCGTGGGCGAAAACGAGTCCTTCGGGAACCACTCCCCCGACTCTCATTGCGATGAACGAATGCAGATTCTCTTCCGGAGAATACATTGTCACGACACGCATTCGGGGCGTGAGTCCTACTGGAGATCTAGAGCCTCTGAACCACGAGGCGATCAAAATCACGAGCAAGCTGCCGTCGATGGCCTCGTTTCGGGGAGGGATCTATACGGATGCTTGGGGTGCTCTCACCCAGCTCACACCGACGGCACTCAATACTCCAATATTGCCAGTATCCATGCCTTTCGCACCTGAGCCCCCGACTGCAATCACGATTGCCGGAGCACTCACCGGCAGCTATCAATACCTCGCGGTTTACGAGATCACTGATGCTTTCGGGAACAAGTCCTATTCAACGCCATCGGTGCCGTTTACCATCGCACTGGCGGCACAGGGCGCTCAAGTTTCAATCTATACTCCAGACCTGTTGCCCACGACTACGAACGTATCAGTCGCGATTTATCGCACCACTGCAAACGGAACTCTGTTTTACAAGATCAAGCAGTTTTCTCTTTCATCGGGTGCGTTCGTTTTCAACGACACTTTGACCGATGCTCTTTTGGTGGCAAATGAGCCGCTTTACACCAACGGTGGATCTCTAGAGAGTTCCGGCATAGCACCATCGGCAGGCGTGTTCGTTGCAAAGGGACGGCTCTGGTCAATCAGTGCGGAGAATAGAAACGAGGTTTATTTATCCGGACTTTCTGCAGAGAATCAGGGCGTGTTTTTCAATGACGTCCTGAAGATAAAACTGGATGAGCTTGGGGGAAGGCTCACTGCCATTGCTGAGATGGATGAGAAAGTTGTCCTTCTGAAAGAAAACGCGATCTATGTGACTGCAGGTTCAGGACCAGACAATGATGGGATTTCCAATGCATTCCCGACGCCGCAACTGGTGACTCAAAGCATCGGTTGCAAAAGCTCACGGTCGGTGGTTCTCACTGACAATGGTCTGATGTTCATGAGCAACGAGGGGATCTACCTTCTGAGCCGTGGGCTTGAGGTCGTTTATCTGGGTGCATCGGTAGAGGACTTCAACTCTCTCACCATCACATCGGCCATGAATCTCGTTGACAGACACCAGGTCTGGTTCACGAGTGCCGAAGGAACGACACTCTGTTGGAATGAGTTCCACAAACAGTGGACGGTGTTCACAGGACAAGACACCAATGCAGCCCTTCTGCTGTCCACTGGTGTGCCCACGTATGTGAAGGCATCCAACGGCAAGGTGTTGACCGAGAGCAAGTCGGCGTTCACTGATGACACGGTGAGCTTTCGTATGAAATTCAAAACGGGATGGATGACGTTCTCAGGCATCCAGGGGTTCCAGAGATTCCGAAAGCTGCAGTTCTCCGGAGTGTCTCCCGATACGCTCACGGCACGCGTTTATCATGATTTCTCGCCGTCCTTGTCGGAAACATTCACGGTCGTGTCGGCCACGGTCGGAAGCCCGTACCAATGGGAAATTAGGCCTGCACGGCAGAAGTGCGAGGCATTCCAACTCGAAATAGAATCAGCAGATCTCACAGCAAAGACGTCGCTGTCTGCTTTCGGCATTGAGGCCGGGGCAAAGAAGGGTACTAACCGCATTGCGATGAGCAAGCGCGTGCAAGGAGTTTGATATGCCAATGCAACGAGTCGAAAGAGATCCCTACGCATCCCCTGCTCCAACACCTGCGCGAGCATCACTGGCAGCACCTGCGCCTGTGGCGGCACCGGCACCTGCAGTTGTTCCCGCCCCGGCGCAAATGCGAGCTCGAGAGGATTTGGGATTCAACGCGGAAACTACGGCTGCGAGACTGGCTAGAGATGCCCAGAAGCGAGAAGCGCAGCAACAGGCTGCAATCCAGGCATGGGCGAGATCTCAAGCGCAGCAACAGTCTCTCATGGCCGAAAATCTCAGAGCACAGGCTGCAGGGATTGGACAGCGAGAAGATATTTCGATGCTTCGCAATGCTGCCATGGGGCAAGGGCCGTCGGCTGCGGCAGTTCAAGCGCAGCAACAGGCTCAACAGATTGCCGCACAACAGTACGGGTTGGCAGCATCGAGGGGAGCGAATCCTGCAGCGATGAGAGCTGCAATCATGCAAGGCGGACAGGCACAACAAAATGCAGCGGGGCAAGGTGCATTGGCACGTGCTCAAGAGCAGATGGCAGCTCGTGGGCAATATGCGGGTGCTTTCGGAGATGCCAGTAACGCGATGCTTGGCGCTCAGATGCAGGCTGCAGGACTTCAAAGCCAGACGGGATTGGGTGCTCTCGGACTCTCGAATCAGGCAAGTGCAACGGGCCAGCAGGGCGCACTCGGCGGCAACGAGGCATTTTTGAATGCGCTTCAATTTCGTTACGACATGATGCGCAATCCTGAAGAGGACGCGCTGAAGCAGGCGATCGCTCAGATGCAAGCTGATACGCAGTTGCAGAACACTCAGATGCAAATCGATGCAGAGCCCTCGTTCATGGAGAAGTTGTTGCTAGGATTCGCAGGCAATGCCGCCCAGGGCGCAGGGAGTGCGGCTACGAAGGCAGCGATGGCCTAAAGGAGAAAACCATGCCAGACGTGATTAGAGAAGATGATAAGTCGTACTACACTGACACCGGGAACTATGTTCCCAAGGCCACGATGAGCCCTGCAGTACGGGAATTGTATCAAACGAAGCTCAATGATTACCGAGCTAGGACTGGTATGGTTCCGGCAACGGCACCTGTTGAGAGCACGGGAATGAGTCCCGTCTCAGCTCCGATGCAACCAGTGGTGCCTCCCATGCCCAATCCTGGAATAGACGCGGGTGATGCAACTGCGGCGGAATATGTGCCGCCTGCCACCATGCAGGCACCGCAGGCCCCCACGGGCAATTTGCCCCAATCCATGACGACCTCTTCCGAAGCTCCCCAAAGCAGCATCACGCAAAAGAGCATCGCACCGGAAACTGAAAAATCTCTGAACAACGCAGCGAAAGGCCTCATTGCTGCTGAGAAGGCGAAGACTGAAGCAGAACTGCAGGCTGTTAAGCTCGAATCCGATATTCAACAGAAGGTTGCAGAAGCCAATTTAGAAACTGCCAAGGTCGTTCAAGTCCGGGAACAGAATCGACAGACACAAATAGCTGAAGCGAACGCCGACTACTCGGCTGGCGTGAAAGAGCTATCGTCGATGAAGGTCGACCCAAACAAGATTTGGGCGGACAAGACCACTGGCGATAAGATCCTTGTCGGTGTGGGAATCCTTCTTGGAGCCTTTGGGCAGGGCCTTACAGGCGGCAAAAGCAACTACGCTCTCGATGTTATCGACCAGGCCATCGACCGGGATATCGCAGCGCAGAAAGCGAACATCGGTGCCAAGCAAGCTGCCGTAGGGGAGAAGCAAAACGCGATTGCCATGCTTCGCCAGCGCTTCGGTGATGAACGGTTGGCAGATATCGCGTTCAAAGATGCGGCACTCGACAGAGTGAAGGCTACCTTCATTGAACGGATTGCAAGCACGAAATCGGAGCAAGTCAAAGCAGCAGGACAGAAGGGAATCGCTGGCATCGATGAAATGCAGGCAAAGCTCCGTCTCGATGCCACAGCCATCAATGCTACCCGCACATCGGGAGTTGATAGGGTTGCCACCACTGTTGAGACTCCGAAAGCTGCAGGCGGGCCTAACAGCGATTCATCGCTCGAATACAACAATAGAGCGAATGTTCTCCTTTCTGTGTATGACCAACTTGAAAAGATTCCTGTCACGGAAAGGTTCAGACCGGGATACCTCGGAGGCCAATCGGCAGCGTTCGACACCTACAACGCAACGGTTGCGGCTACCGTGACTGAGCTCGCCAAGCTGCGGTCTGATGTGGACTTCAAGCAGATCGTCTCGAAGTATCTGGTCAAGTCCACAGACACCAAGGCCGATATCAAAGCGAAAAAAGAAGGCCTCTCTAAGATGCTCAGTGGTTATGCACCGGGATCATCGCTGCGTCAGGCCTCTCAAAAGCCTGCAGTCTACACGCCTCCCTCTTACGCAGGAGCGAAATAACCATGCCACTCCTATGGAACTCGGAAACAGGCAGGCTTGAGAACGTTGCAGAAACCGATGTGACCACGGGAGTGGGATCGGGCAGACTTTCGTTTCGCAAGGGTGTTCGCATTCCCGTTGTTGGACCCGATGGCCGCGAGGGAACCATCGCAGCAGAGGATTCGGGATCTGCTTTTCAGAACGGATGGCGGTATCAGACAGGCGAAGAAGTCAAGGCCAAGACGATGGCCGGCATCGAGGCTGCGAAGGCGGAGGCATACGATAAAGCAGGGACGGCATTCGCTGCCGGCACCCTGCGCGGTGCAAGTCTCGGCCTCTCAGATCTCGCCATCGCTGCAGTAGACAAAGAGGCAGGGAATCAGATTCGGGAGCGCAGTCCTCTCGCATCTCTCGCAGGTGAGATCACGGGCGGCATCGCAGGCCTTGCTCTCCCCGTGTCGCCGGCCGCTCAGGTTGCGAAACTTGGAGCAGCCACAACCAAAGCTGCAACCGGCGCAATTGCCGCAACGACTCGCGCAGGAAAAATTGCTTCAGAGCTCGGTGGCGCTGCGATCGGCAGTGCAGTCGAGGGTGCAGCATACGGCGCTGGGATGCTTCTCACAGAGGCCGCTTTAGGCGATCCTAAGCTCACAGCCTCCCAGGTTGCTTCAACAGTGGGCGTAAGCTCCCTGATGGGTGCCGGCTTGGGTGTTGTGGGCAAGGGCGTCTCGCAGGCTTGGAACAAGTGGAAGGCTTCATCCTCCAATCCCGCCGCTCTCATGAGCGAGGGATACGGAAAGGCCACTGCGAAACTCTTCGGGCTCACGGGCAAGTCCGAAGAAGAATTTGTGAACGTGTTTCAGAGGCAGAACACCAACGGGCGTGCAGAGATTGCTCACTACGCCGCCAATCCTGATGAGCTCTATTCTCGTGGCCTCGCTGCGGTGCAGAGTCTCGATGAGGCCGGGAAGCTCGCTGCCAAGACTACGGGCCAGGTGCGGGCTGGTGCCGTTGCGACCGAAGGTGCAGAGAAGGCAATCTCCAAAGAGCAGGTCAAGGGCAGCACCGACATTCTCGACAATCTCTTTGAGACTGCAAGCACCTTGCGTTCGAGTGAGAACTTTAAGAAGTCTGTGGCAAACGACGTTGCCCAGGTTGCCGAGGATCTGAATGCTAGGCTCATGGCAGCAGAGTCCCCCTCGGCTGTGTTTCAGTCTGTGCATGAAGCTCGCATGCAACTCGACGGCTTCACGAAGGCACTTCGTTCAGAGGGAACGTATGAAGCCAAGCAGACGATGGAGAAAGTCAAGGCGCTGAGAGACACAATCCAAACTCACCTTCGCGATGCAGATATCTACGGGGAGTCTGCCAAGACGTTTGCCGAAGGTGATGCTTTATTCTCCAAGTATCTCACTGCTAAAGATAACTTCAAAGACCAATTCATGGCATCGAAATACGTTGCCGGGGCAGGCAAAACGAAGGAACTCTCCCCCGGAAAGGTCAAGGGGTTTTTCCAACGTCCTGAAGCCGAGTCGATGGCTTTTAAGGCCGAGACCATCTCGGAGCTTGAGAAGTCTGCAAACGCCATGGCCGAGTTTGCTGCCAAGAATGGAACTGACTTTGGAATCGACCTCCAAAAGATCGGCTCTGAAATCGAAGCCGTGAAGCGGTTGCGTGCTTCAGAGCTCGCACTGTCCGGCGTCGAGTCCTTCACAGGCAAGTCTCTCACTGGTGCCGTTGCAGGCATGGCTCTAGGAGGTCTCGGCGGACTTGTGAGTGACGATATTGGAGCTGGCACTACCACCGGGCTAGCACTCGCAGGAATCGCTGCAGCAAACCCTAGAATGGCCGTGAAGTATCTCTCCAAGCTTGAGAGGCTGCAGAACGAGTTTGGGCAGAGAACCGATAGTGCTCTCACTCGGCTTCTGGGCCTGCCCTTCAAGAGCCCCGTTGCTCCCGTCTCTGCATCAGGAGCGGTGCGCCGTGAAGCTCTCATGGGCATGGTCAAAACCCTCGCACCTGACGACGCTGCGCCTGCAAAGCACGATGACGCTCTCGAAAGCCTGTCTCCCTACCTCACAGATCCTAGCCTTCTCGATGATCGGATGGTGCAAGCGAATCCCCACCTCGACGGCGTTGCACCTGATACCTATGCAGCCATGGTCAATCAGAGCCATGCAGCCATCGCATTCATTCGTGATAAGTGGCCTAACAAGGGCACATCGGATGCGATATTTGCCACCCCTGGCTCACTCTCGGCATCGGAGCGGCATACCCTCGAAGCCTACGCAGTGGGTGCATTCTCACCTGGTGTGATGATCTCGGATCTGGAACGTGGACAGGTTGACCCGCGCACCATCGAGGCAGTGCGAGCAGTGCATCCTGAGATGTTCGAGGATATCAAGAGGCGTCTCATCGAGAAGATTCCAAGCGCCAAGAACATCCCGTATTCAAAGAAGCTCACGTTGGGCATGGCTTTTGGCATCCCGACCACTGCAGGACTTGCGCACGTTGGGGCAATTCAGCAAGCACTTGCAACCGAGGTGCAACAGCCACAGCGTCAAGGCAATGCCGATTTCTCAGGCAGGAGCAATGCGGAGAGAACTGGCAGCATGCAGATAGCGATGCGCTAAGTTATAATCCCCCTCAGTGTCCCGTTGTTTTTAACATCAGCCCTATGAGGGGGGAGAACTGTGAGTTCTGGAAAGAAGCTTATCACGCCATTTCGGCTAATCGAAGCCGGAGATATGGCATCAGACATTCAGGGCGCAGAAGTCCGCTGCGCACATCAGGATAGCGCAATCGCTTACATCGAATGGACTGGCACATCACCCATTGGTGTTGTTGGTTTCGAGTTCCTTGAAGTCGATGCAGACCGAAGCCCAACTGATGTTCAGATCTGGAAGCCAGTCGATTTCGGTTCAACAATCGCTGTGAGTGGAAACACCGGATCGCATCAGTTGGTGTTCTCCGTTCTCCCCTTCTTCGCCCTTCGCCCGACCTACACTGCCACCAGTGGAACGGGAACCTTGTCTGTCACGTTCGCAGCGAAGGAGGGCTAAGAGATGACCGTATTCGTGTACCCTCCGCTATCGGTATCGTCGGGAAATATCGCAACTGAGACCACGTTGGATGCAATCAAGACACTGTTGGACACGCAGGTTGCAGCGTTGAATAAGGGCTTCTTCTCCAAGCCCTATGATGAACTCTCTGCAGACTATGCCGGATCCACCACTGACGTGTGGACTTCAAAGCTTGCCACGGTCACGCAGCAGGTTTTGACGATCACATATGCTGACAGCACCAAGGCTCAAATTACGAATGTGAAGGTGGTGTGATGGATACTCCAGTGCAATTTAAATTCAATCCGTTCTCTGCCAACTTCGATGCCGTTCGGCAAGAGCCTTCACAATGCATTGAGGTTGCCAAGGCTGGTGGTCAATCGAATTCGATTCAGGCTGCCATCAACTCTGTTACAGATGCCACAGCCAGCAAGATTTACGCGATTCATGTGCATGAGGGCGTCTGGGTCGAAGATATCACAATGAAGCCTTTTGTCGTGCTTATCGGCGTTGCGAATGGCCCGGCTGCACCGACGATTCAAGGCAAGATTACGGCAAACTTTATCAATCCTGGTGAGTTCTCCCTCATCAATCGTATGCAGCAAGTCTACACCATTGCATCTGACAATGACCGTGCAATCAATGTGACTGGTGGTTTGCTGGTAAATGACTTCTTCTCGAATGTGACGTGTTCAGCAGACTACAATTACAATGCGTTCTATCTAAACGGAACGACGTTTCCCTGTATACTGTACTCTGGAACACTGACCGTTACGAATACTTTCGACGGCTCGACAAAGACTCAAATTGGCGTCTACCAAACAGGTCCAACAGACACAATCGACTATGCGTTCTCTGTGAATATGCACACGAAAGCATCGTCTGGTCTCGTAGCTTGTCGGCAGATTGCAACGACTGGCGCATCGCAAGTCGACTCTGATGGAAATAAGTTTTCTATTAACAACATCAAGGCTGGTAGCACCGCTGAGTTTGCTGGAACTTTTGTTAGCACTGCAACGACTGGGTTTCGACTCTCGAAGAATGACCAGGTGAGAATCACTGGAACTGGCGGCGGAACAGCTTCACTAGTAAAGCTCAACTCAGGTGGAAATTCTGCCGTCTTTTTCACATCAGGGCTGGTTGGATTCATTGATTCCACATTCACAGGACAAGTGACAGACACTGCAACTGGTGACACGCAAGAAGTCTGGCTTAACTCTACGAATAGAAACCTACTGAAAGCCGGCGCTGGACTCGCGATTATCACTCCATATGACTTGGTTAATTCTGGTTTCTCTCAATGGTCTACTGTCGGCGCTACTTACTGGAGTTACGTCCCTGGCACAAGAGTGTTCACTCTCAATAAGAGATTTACAGGAGTCGTTCTTAGCGCTCCTGTTGTTGCTGCGGATAGCCAGACGGTAACGTGTACAGATAATCAGGTAAACTACATATATGCTGATGACAATGGCGTTCTCCAAGTCACACAGACGCCCAGCGCTGCGATCTATAGCTCTGGCATTACCGTGTTCCAACTGTACTCTGATGGCACAAACTTTAGAGTAAAGAAAGAAAACCACCCAGTTTCTTGGCCAACAAGTGTCTCTCAATTCATTCACAAGATGTTTGGGTCGGCGCTCGAAAACAACGGCGGTGGCACAATTTCCACTCTGGTTGCGGCATCGCGGACTGTTCAACTCATCGGTGCTACGACCGCAGTGGACCACGGGTTGGAAACCACTCTACCTGACTCAACAGGCGTAGCTATGACGTGGACAGGCGCATATACTGCCGTATCTGGAATGGCTTGGGATACAGCAGCGTTGAACGTTACAGCGATTCCATCGAAGTGGCAGAACACTGGAACGACGATTGCCAATGCAGCAAATAATGACAGAATTGTAGTGCGATGCGGTGTTATACTAGACAATCTGAACTCATCGGCACCACAGTACGTTTTCAGCTATCACAACGCTGTTTATGGTAGTAATGCGGCGGCAGCCTCAGCCATTGCAGCAGGAAGCATC